CTACATGCCGTTCCCGGTCATCCCCACAACCTTATACTCGTCGAACGTCACCACCTCCTGCCCCATCCATTCGTTGAGCTGCTGGAAGCGCGTCTGCAGCGGTAAAAGCTCGTTGATCGCAAACACCTGTGCCGCCGGAATTACTGAGCCAAACCCGGTTGTACCTGTCGGCACCAGGCCGAGCAGTTGCGGCGGTACGCGGTGCGCCGCCAGTACGTCGTCACGCGTGACATTCTTGATGTTAAAGAACTCATCTTTGGCCGCGACCTCGCTGATCGGGATCATCTGGATGCCGTCCTTTTTGCCACCTGGCGCGTAAAGGAACAGGTTGCGGAAATTGCCCGGCCCCTTGCTTTCCTTCAATGCCTTTTCAGATCGTCGACCTGTGTCTCGTCGGTAAGCGCATCGGTCAGGTGCAGGATGTAGCCGGCATGCGATCCGTTGAGGTAGTACTTCCGACGAAACAGCGTGCCGGCCTCGTTGAGCCACGCGCTCTGCAATGCCGACAGGTACTCCGGCAGTCCGTAGATCTCCTGGTGTACATCAGGCTGGCGCAGTTGGAACACCGAACCCTTGGCAAATTCGTGATCGGTCTTCCAACCCTGCACGAAGAAGAACGTGTCCAAATCATCGCAGCCGCGGCGCATGTACTTCGCCATCGCGTGCTTCAGCGGCATCGGCTGGCCGAGCCGGTTCTTCACCTGCTCAAGGTAGCCGTCGCCGAACACCAGAAAATCAAGCACCCAAGCGCCGAACGTTTCACGGCTAAGCAGTTTGTGCGGTCGGAACGTCGACGTGAGGATGTTGCACTTCACATAGATCGCCGAGCTGTGGTGCGGCGTCGATCGAAACGACCTGGCCAGCCCTTCGCGCGACACCGGTGGCTCGTACCATTTGCCATTGCGCCATGCCTCGATGTAATCGAGGATCTCGCGCCCATCGAGCACCGGCGTCGGATCGCCGAAGCTGAAAGCCATGGCACGCGGTGCCGTTGCATTGTCGGTGCTGGTTGTCGCGGTCATGTTGCGCATCAGTAAAGCTCCATCTGGCTGGTGTTCGCCGCAGTGCGACCTTCCAGCGGTTCGTTGATAAGTGCATGCATGCAGGCCCACGCGAGATCCGCGTGGCCAATGTCAGCGGAGCGTCCCGCGGAGTACTTCACGTACCGCCCGGAGTCGGACATCGTCCGCTTGATCGCCATAAACGACTGCGCCAGATCCACCCAGCCGGCGTCGAACTCCAGCCGACCCTTGTCGATCACGTTCTGCGCCTTCATCACCATCAGCGACTTCACGTCAGGCGAGTAGGTGATCTTGCGCACCAGCGGGAAGAACTGGATCACCAGCTGGTACACCGCTTGGCCCAGCCCGCTCACGTCGATGCCGATGTGCTGCACGTTGTAGCGCTGGGTGATCTTGCGGATGAACTCGGCCTGCGCCTCGAAATCCATGCCCTTCAATCGGTGCCGTTCCAGCCCGCGGAACTTACCGCCCGCCCTGTCCGGTGGCGCAATCACCACCAGCCCGGCGCCGTCGCCGCCCTGGCCAAGCGCAGGGTCATAACCCACCCACACCGGCTTCATGCCAAACGGCCGCATGAGGAGCGGCTTGAGGTCGGTCCAGTCGACCCAGCTGTCGACCATGCAACCCTGCATCGCCGCCAGCGTGAACAGGCTGTCGCCGTCGTCCATGAACTGGCACATCAGCAGGTTGGCAAACTCGTCCGGCGGGTACTCGGTGCGCAGTTCCTCGAGGTCGAACAGATCGCAGCCGCCGCGCTCGGCGTCCTCGATCGTCACCATGTGGCGCCATACCTTGTCCGCGCAGCGTAGGCCCGCAGCTATGGCCGCGCGGTCGGTGACGATCTCGACCCGATCCTCTTTTTTGCGCCGGCGGTTATAACGGTCCCCGGTCCAGTACGGATACGCGGCATGGCTCGTCGCGCTCGGCGTGCTGAAATACGTCTTGCGCCACTGCTTGTGCATCGCCATGCCGCTGGCGACCTTGTTGATCTCCTCGAAATTCTGCGACCAGAAAAACTCGTCGTAGTAGAAATTGCCGTGGTAGCCCTGCGCGGTGCGCGCATTCTGACCGAGGAAATACAGGTGCGCCCCGTTGCCGAGGATGATCGGGTCGCCCTTCAAGTCGACGCCCACGGTCTCCTGCGCGAACTGCCGGATGTACTGCTTGAAGATGTGTGCCTGTGCCTTCGACGCGCTCAAGAAAATCTGATTGCGGCCAGTCGCGATCGCATCGTCGAGTGCCTCTCGGGCGAAGTACCAGGTCGCGCCGATCTGGCGCGACTTCAGAATCATTCGTGTGCGTTCGTCGGCCGATGTACGCCACGTGTGCTGGTACTCGAACAGTGACTCATGAAACTGCCGGCGTAGCTCCGCGGCCTGTTCCTCGGTGAACTCGTTGCGTTTCGGAGCGCGCTTAGGCCCGGCGTTGCGTGCCTCGATGTTCGGGTTAAGGTCGGCCTCGTTCCCACCGGGCGCCTGGTAGCGCCGCACCCGTGCCAGCCGTTCGATCTGCCGGCCGAGCAAATCAATCTCCTTGAAGTCGCCGCCAGTCTTTTTCTCTTTTTCGATTAGCGTCTGGAACCGCACCTCGATGCAGCTCTCGGCGCGCTCGATCATCGGCGCCTTCGCCCACTCGTCGCGCGTTTTCCACGACTCGATCGTCGTGCGTGAAATGCCCAGTTCCTCGGCGATATCCGTGACGGGCCATCCCCGAAAAAACAGGGAGCGCGCGGCGCGGCGCTGATCGACGTGTGGGGCAGGCATCAACATGGCGGCATCGTCGCAAGCGCGCCCACATATCTATTGCCGCCCGCGATGTACCAGCCCACTGGTACATCGGCGCCGCGTTGCCCCTCTGGCGGCCGGTACCGACGATGGCCGCGTCCCCACTCCGCGCCGCCACCCCGAGGTTTCATCCATGGCTAAGTCCAAGTTTTTCCGCATCGCCGTCGAGGGCGCCACCAGCGATGGCCGCGTCATCAATCGTGCCGATCTCTCGGACATGGCCAACACGTACAACCCGCAGGTCTACGGCGCGCGCATCTTCGCCGAGCACATTCGTGGCTATGCGCCGGATAGCCCGTTCAAGGCGTACGGGGATGTCACCGCAGTGAAGGCCGAGGAAGTCGGCGACGGCCCACTCAAGGGCAAGATGGCGCTGTATGCGCAGATCGATCCAACGCCCGAGATGGTCAACCTGGTCAAGGCGCGGCAGAAGATTTACTCGAGCATGGAAATCACGCCCAAGTTCGCCGACACCGGCCGCCCCTACCTGTCCGGGCTTGGCATCACCGACAGCCCGGCCAGCCTCGGTACCGAGATTCTCACCTTCGCCGCACAGCATCCCGACGCCAACCCGTTCGCCGCGCGCAAGCAGAACAAAGACAACCTGTTCACCGCCGCCATCGACGCCGTCGAGATCGAGTGGGAAGACGAGCCGTCCGAGACCAGCGCCAGCACGCTGTTCGCCGCGATCAAGGAAAAGCTGGCCAAGATCAGCCTCAAGTTCAAAGCCAACGATGGCCAGCTTGGCGAAGTCGGCGAAGCCATGCAGAGCATGGCCGACACGTTGGAAGCGTTCGCCACAAGCAACACCGCCGTCACTCAGCGTTTTGCTGACCAGTTCACGGCGTTGAACGCGCGCTTGGGTGCCATCGAAGCCGCCAACGCCACGCACACCGAAGAGTTCGCCAGCCTGCGCGCCGAGCTCGAAGCCGCGCCCAGCGGCCCGCAGCGTCCGGCCGCCACCGGCGGCGGTGACGTGAATCAGACCGACTGCTAATCGAATCCGCTTTTCACTCCCGTACCGCCGACCACTTCCACCGCCTGCACGCCCCGGAGCACCCCATGCGCAATGAAACCCGCCTTGTCTTCAACGCTCTCTCGCAGCGCATCGCCCAGCTCAATGGCGTGTCGTCGGCAGACGTGAAGTTCAGCGTCACCCCGAGCGTTCAGCAGACGCTGGAGAACCAGATCCAGCTATCCAGCGCGTTCCTGAAACAGATCAACATCGTCCTGGTCACCGAGCAGTCGGGTGAGAAGCTCGCGCTGGGCACTACCGGCACCATTGCCAGCCGCACCGACACCACCACGACCGACCGCGCGCCGGCTGACCCGACCGATCTGTTTCCGAACGACTACACCTGCAAAAAGACCAACTTCGACACCGCGCTGACGTACGCCAAGATCGACGCCTGGGCCAAGTTCCCCGACTTCCAGACGCGCTTCCGCGATGTGGTGGTCAACCAGCAGGCGCTCGATCGCATCATGATCGGCTTCAACGGCATCAGCGCCGCCGCGACCACCAACAAGGTCACCAACCCATTGCTGCAGGACGTCAACATCGGCTGGCTGCAGCACATCCGCGCCGATGCACCGGCGCACTGGATGAAGGAAGTGGTCCCGGCCAGCGGCAAGGTCACGGTGGGTGCCGGCAAGGACTACGAGAATCTCGATGCGCTGGTGTCCGATGTCACCGAGAACCTGATCGCCGAAGCCGTGCGCGACAATCCGAACCTGGTTGTGATCTGCGGCCGTGATCTGCTGCAGGACAAATACTTCAAGCGCATCAACCAGCAGCAGACCGCCGAAAACGAGCTGGCCACCGACATCATCGTGTCGCAAAAGCAGATCGGTGGACTCAAGGCCGTGCGCGTGCCGTTCTTCCCCAAGAACGCGATGCTGATCACCACGCTCGATAACCTATCCATCTACGCGCAGGAAGGTGCACGACGACGCCAGCTGCTGGACAACGCCAAGCGCGACCGCGTCGAGAACTACGAGTCCAGCAACGACGCCTACGTGGTCGAGAACTACCTGCTGACGGCGTTCGTCGAAAACATCGTCGTCTCGTAACCCAACACTCCCCCCGAGAGAAAGCCCGTCCGCCGGTGAGCCTGCGGACGGTGCCCACCCAAACACCGCGACAGAGAATCGCCATGACTTCACCCGCTCAACAGCACCGCCAGCGTATCGAAGCCGCCGTCGCGCAGACATTGGCCACCGACGCCGAGCCGGACGCTGTCGCCACCGGCAGCGCCTACGAGCTGATGCTCGCCAAGCTTGCCGAGGACAAGCGCACGCTCAAGGGCATCAAGTCCCTCGAGCAAAAGATCGAGGTCAAGCGCCAGCGCCTACCGGAATACGTGGCATGGGTCGAAGGCGTGCTGCAGGCCGACCAGCCGGTGCAGGACGACGTGTTCGCCACCATCATGGTCTGGCGCATCGACACCGGCGACATCGACGGCGCGCTGGTCATGGCCACGCACATGCTCACCCACGACCTCAAGCTGCCCGAGCACTACCAGCGCGACCTTGCCACCCTGGTGGTCGAGCAAATCGCCGAGTGCAGCAGCGCCACTGCCGCGCAGCTGCTGCAGGTGGGCCAACTCACAGACGGGCGCGACATGCCGGACGAGGTGCGCGCCAAACTCCACCGGGCCATCGGCCTCTCCCTGCGCGAAGAAAGCCCCGCGCAGGCACTCGACCATCTGCAGCGTGCGCTGCAATTGAACGCGCGGCTCGGCATCAAGACGGAGATCACCAAGCTGCAAAAGCAGCTGGCCCCGCCTTCGTCGCCCGCCAACTGAGCTCGCCCCGAGCACCGCGGCGGCTCGGTGGACATCAGGTGAACTCTCTCCCACCCGATGCTCCACCGATCACCGCCGCACCTATTCCGAGGTCATGATGTCCGGTCTTGTCGCCACCGCGCCCACCACCGCGCCCGATCCCATCAGTTCCGGCGACTGGTATCCGTCCATCGACCTGATCGACGCTCGCGCCGTGATGCGCGTCGACGGCACCATCACCGACGTGCGCCTCACCGAGTGCATCGCGCTGGCCATGTCCGCCGTCGAGGATCAGCTCGACGCCTGGCAACAGCAGCAGCTCGCCCTCGATCGCGCCAGGCTCGCCGACGTCCCCAGCAAGACCATCGCCGGCAAGTCGCGTCTGGTGCTGCTGTACACGCGTGCCGTGTACGCCACCGTGCAGGCCGATCTGATCGAGCGCTACCGCGACTACGACACCACCAACGCCGGCAACAAGCGCGCCGACACGCTCGACCCCACCATCGACGATTACCGCCGCAACGTACGCTACGCCATCCGCGACATCCTCGGCCGTCCGCGTGCGGACGTGGAGCTGCTGTGATCGCGCGCGCCAACCAAGGCGAAACCCTTGATGCGCTGTGCTGGCGCGTGCTGGGTCGCACCGATGGCGTCACCGAGGCCGCACTGGCTGCCAATCCCGGCCTCGCCGATCTCGGTCCGGTGCTGCCACTCGGCACAAGCGTCAACTTACCCGACACCGTACAAGCCACGCAGTCCCAGACCGCGCTGGTGCAGCTCTGGAACTGACAGGGGAACCACGATGGCCGAACCGACCACCACCAGCACCATCGCCCTCGTCGCCACCGGTGTCAGCATCGCCACGCTTATTCCCGGCATCGACGGCAACGCCATCATCGGCGCGTTCGCCGGCGCCGCGCTAATGGCCCTGCATGCGCGCGAGGTGTCCATGCTCTCGCGCATCGCCTACTTCGGCATCAGCTGGATCATGGGCTACCTCGCTGCGCCGATGGCCATGCGGCAGATCCACCTGCAGGAGTCCGGCGTCGCATCCTTCATCGCCGCCGCGATCATCATCGCCATCACCGTCCAGCTGATTGAGCGCATCAAGACAATCGACCCCGCCAGTTGGCTCAACTGGCTGCGCCGCGGAGGCCCGTAATGGCTCACCTGATTGCCCTCCTGCTGTTCACTGCCAACGCTATCACCTGCGTTCGCCTCTTCATCTATCGCCGCGAGGGCGCTCGCTACCGGCCCGTGGTCAGCATCGCCGCCTGGCTGCTGATCGCATCCACCGGCAGCACCGCTCTCGGCATCGTGCTGGGTCAATACCCGCCGAGCGACATTCACGCGGGCGATCTAGGTATCTCGCTGGTGCTGTGCGTACTCAGCCTCACCGCCCGCGGCAACGTCGCCGCCATCCTACGGACAGACTCCAATGAACAGTCAAAATACCCTGCGCACCGGTGACCACGGTGCCGACGTCACCGTGCTGCAGACGCGGCTGGTGCGTGCGGGCTACCGCGTCAGCGCCGACGGCTGGTTCGGCCCAGCTACTGAGACCGCCGTGCGTTCATTCCAGCGCGATCACAGCCAGGTGGTGGACGGCATCGCCGGCCCTCGCACGCAGGCCGCACTGACCGGACAGTTCGACACACGTGCGCTCACCCAGCGGGACATCGATCGCGCCGCCGCGACGCTCGACTGCGACCCGGCCGCCATCAATGCCGTGATTGAGGTCGAAAGCCCGCGCAGCGGCTTCTTGCCCGATGGTCGCGTTATGATCCTGTTCGAGCGTCATATCTTCTGGAAGCAACTCTTAACCGCCGGCATCGACCCGACCAGCGTGCATGCTCCGGCGTCCATCCTGTCGCAGCAGCGTGGTGGCTACCTCGGCGGCGCTGCGGAGTACCAGCGCCTCACGCTCGCCTTGGCTATCTCCACCGAATGCGCCCTGGCCTCATGCAGCTGGGGGCGATTCCAGATCATGGGCTACCACGCCGAGTCGCTGGGCTACGCCAACGTGCAGGCCATGGCCACCGCCTTCGCTACTCAAGGCGAAGCCGAGCAGCTCGCCGCCTTCGTTAAGTTTGTCCAGCTCGACCCCGACATGCTCAAGGCGCTGCGCAGCCGCAAGTGGGCCGCGTTTGCCAAGCTCTACAACGGCCCGGCCTACGCCGACAATCTGTACGACACCAAGCTCGCCACCGCCTACAAGCGCCACAGCACCGCGCCGCTCGCGGAGGCCGCATGACGCTGCTGCGCCAGATCTTGCTCGGCGCCGCACTGCTGGCCGCGCTCGGCGGTTACCTGTGGCTGACCCATCGCCAACTCATCAACGCCGAGGCACGCGCCATCACGGCCGAACAGTTCGCACGCGATGCAAAAAGCGAGCTGGCGGCCAACGAGGAAGGCGAGCACATCGTCACCGTGTACGTCGACCGCGTGCGGGTTGTGCGCGAAGTCGGCGCCACCATCACCAAGGAGATCCCCGTCTATGTCACTGCACAAGCGGATGCTCGTTGCATCGTGCCTCTTGGCTTTGCCCGCGTGCACGACGCCGCCGCCACGGCCGTACTGCCCGCCCCCCCCGGATCTACTGATGCGCAGCCCAGCGGACTTGCGCTCTCT